TGACCGAGACGGCTTTCAGCAGTGGACGTGGTGTTCCGACCCTTGCGCTCGACCTCGGTGACCATGTAAACGCCACCGACTTCGGGCACCTCGTACTCGTGGATGTTGTAATCCACGAAAGGGATCAGGCTTGGGTTTAGCTTGACGATCTGCCCAGTGTCCGCCCGCTTCATGTAGACGTTGAACCCGATGAGATTTTCGTTGAACGGCGGGTTCGACTCATCCCTCTTCGGGAGCCAGCGCACCCGGAACCGACCTTCCGTTGGGGAAGCCGCCACGCCGACAGAAAATAGCTGCGCCGGGGAAGAGTAGGCATCCACACTCGGGACAGAGTCCGTGGATTCCCTGACCGCAGACGCAACATCCAACGTATCGGGGTAATCTGGGGCCGTCCTCATGTGGATGAGGATGGTGTCTTGCTGGATAGGGCGCTCGGAGGGAGCCGTCGTCTCGTCGATGAGCAGCATCCAGCTCTGCTCATTGAACTCGTAGATGAGGATCCACTTCGCCAGGGTGTCGTCGTAGGAGATGCGGGGTTTACCTCCGTCGGGGACGAACTTCACTTCGGGGTCGAGGACGCTGCTCACCTCACGCTGGACGTAGATCGCCGTCTTCCCGGCAATCGTGCGCTCGTAGACGTGCCAGCGATATGTCCCGCTGGGATTCGAGGCCGTGGAGACGAGCCCCACGTCGTCGGTGAAGGTGATCTTCGTCGCCATCTACTCACCGGCTTCCGCTAGATCCTGAGAATCCCTGATGCGTTCCACTCGATCGTGACGGTAGCTGTGGGTGTCACCGGCAGAGTCCCAGCCGCCACGTCGATGTAGCAGATGAGCCGTGAGGTGGCGGGGGTGCCGTCATCGCTGTAGATGACGAGGCTCTCGATCGAGGTCGCCGGAACTCCGGTGATGGTGATGTCGTCAGCGTCGAGGATCCCCAGGAGAAACGTGGCTGGGGTCGCCCCGCTGTTCCCTTCCAGAACGTCCGACGATATGGTAACTCCTGTGAGGTCGGAGAAGAACTCGTCGTTGTCGAAGTCCGGGGTATATGCACTACTGACCAACGCCACCTTGAGCCCGGTGGTGTACGGGGGTCCTGCCGAATAGTCGCCCAAGATGTCGAAGAGGCCCAGACCGAACTTCTCGCGGGTGATGTTGTATAGGGTATTTGCCATTTCCTAGTTCCTCGTCACCTGGCGTTGTCCCACCTTACCGGAGAGGCGGTGATCCTATTGAGGCGGCGGTATAGGAAGGCAACCGCCTAGGGACGGAATTGGTCCGACACGTCCTCTTGAAAAACGTACTGGGTCAACTGGACGCCCAGACGATCCACGGCAACCTCGTACTCCTGGTCCGTCACCGCCCTCGCCATCCGGGGATAGACCCGAAGGATGCCTGGGGCGACCCGGACACTCGTCGAGGGCCCGATGACCCGGCGATACGCTCCCAGAGGGCCACCGTTGTTGCCCAGCACCGTATCGAGCCGGTAAGAACCCGCATTCGGCCCTGTGGCAAACGTCAGAATCTCCCCTTCCTCGGCCAGTGACCAGTCCTGAAGGGGGTCCGTGATGTCCGTCCCTGAGACCGTAGCGAAGCCTGAGAGCCCCGTGGGGGCTGTCGTGTACGCCCTGGCCGTCGTGTCCTCGTCGGTTGGGAACGCCTTGACTTCGAGCACCCGGTAGCGCCCGACCCACCCCTCGTCCGTGGGAGATGCCACCAAGGAATTTGGTCCGGACAGGATGGTCAGGACAGTGCCCGGCCGGATCGACCAAAAGCTGATATGGGGGTCTGAGAAAAGGGTTCGGTCGGTGTGGGTTACCCCGTACAGGCCGACCTGCCTGCGCCCCGGGGGATCGAGCGGGCTGTCCGGCCCTCCGACGAGCTTCGCACCTTCCCAATACCGTCGGAGGTCTTGGTAGTGGTAATCCTGAAAGGCGAAGCTCACCGATGCGGTGAGGAGGTCTCCGAAGGTTTCTCTCAGGAGATGCCGGTAGTCGTAGATGACATGGGCGGGCTTGAGCGCCCGGAGCACCAGATGGACGTTGCTCTGGAGTCGGAAAGGCTCGGTCGGGAAAGCACTGTCGGCAACCTGCACATCGTAGGGGACACTGATCGGGTCCGCTACCGTGCCGTAGACGTAAGGGGCAACGGCCTTGAAGCTGGTGAGGGTTTTTTCGGTTGTCTGCAATACGGTCGAGTCCGGGGGAGAATACGATACCGTATAGTCGGTGGTAGTCAGCACCCCCGCTGGGACCGTAGAGATTACCGAAGCGACCCCGTTGAAGACGAGGGTACCGCTGGCGACTGTGTAGGGCACCCCACTAGCCGAGACGTTGATCTCAATGGTGTGCTTCTCGTCTTCGCCCCATGCGGACTTCCCCTTTAGCGCCCTCGCGACAACGCCCCGCTCGATGACCTCGACATCGGCGTCCGTCAGAAGCTCCACGCCCTCCTTGATCGTTGTAGCAGTCGATCCTTGGAGGAGAAGGACGACCATCCGGCGAAGGAATTCCCGGTAACTGAGGTCACCGGGAATCTCCGGGTAGCCTTGAAGCTCGGCATCCGGGAATACCAGGGCACCGAGCAACTGGTAGAGGAACTCCGTGCGGGTGTACTCGAAGGAACTGTCCGCGAAGACTTCCTGGGCGGTGATCTGAAAACTGGCGATCTGCTCTGCGAGGGCCTGGAACTGAAGGGTGTAGCTCGGCCCCGGAACCTTCGCCACGTAGTTCGACGGGAGGATCTGGGTGAACACGGACATGATCCGGTCCACTTGGGACCGGACCGAATTCATCCGGTCTTGACTGTCCGTCTCGTCGGGGGAAGGGTTTTGAGCTACCAGAGACGGGAGTAGATTCTTTGGATCCGGTTGATCAGCCACTACACCCTCCGGCCCAACAGCTTCTCCTGGTAGTTCGAGTCCTCATCGTAGGTGAAGTCGAGCGTCCCGAGGACGACGTAGGAGATCGGTCCCGGCTCAATACCCTTAACCCCATTGTCCCCAGACACGAGGTAGGTCGCCGTATAGTCGTGGTTGAGGGGGGTGTCACCCTTGGGGAGCGCCAGAAGTACGCGATTCGCAGTGATCACCACTCGTTGGGTGTCGATCTCAGCAGGGGTTGCAAATGGATATTCCGCTTGGAGGGTCGTGTCATCGCTGTACCCAGGGATCCACAAGCCTTGGTTCCCGATGATGAACTCCGACTCCGAGATATTCTTGAGGGGAATCCCGTTCACGTCCGGAGGCGTGTTGAGGTGGATCAGGCTGATGTCATCTTGAAAAACACCCCGAAAATCGTTGCTCGGGCCGCCGCCATCTGAAGTCGCCCAATCCAAGGGATTCTGGAGAAGGAATACGTCTACTAAGGGGCCTTGCGACCATGCGTCTATCTTGAGGACATCCCCCAGGGCCGCCGTCAGATACTCCTGGACGACATACGAGTCATTCGACAGGGCGAGTTTCGTGACCGGCACGATCACGTAAGACACCGCCGGGACAGTCTCAATAACCCCAATCACATCGCTCTGTCGGAGAGGAGCGCCGAAGCCCAACGCCCCCACAAACCTCGCCAAAGCCGAACGGATAGCCCCGTCCGCTTGGGCGGGGTCTTGCTTCCTTCGGAGGACAACCGTTGCGAAGATGTCCGCACCGAGAGGCACCCCCTCCTTGGGCAGCACGTCGGCAGTCGCGTGACGGGTCTTATCCACGGCATCCTGAGTCACAGCGACGAGGATGTTGCTCGTGTAGGTCACCGTGAAATTCTCATCGTGCTCGTAGCTGACCAACACCTCGTCGCCCACGGCCAACTGCGACCCAATCGTGAGATCGAACCCGAGAGGGGTTACTCCGGTTTCTTGGACGAACGTGTAGTCCGGGGTACCCGACGAGTCATACGGACTGACGTAGGTGATGGTTTTGTCGAGGCTCTGAACGATTACTGTCAGAGGGTTGATACCTAGGTTTTCTAGGTACTCCGTCCCCCCCAGCAGGACATGATTCTCATCTGTGACGACAACGGGAGTCCCCGAGGGGATGGTCGGCACGGTGCTGTCGGCGGGTAATACGACTTGCAGGTAATCCCCCGCCTCTGTGGAGCGTCCCAAAAGGAGAGGATCTGAGACATGGAACAGCTTGTAGAGATCGGAGTCCACAACCCCGGTCAGCGTGGGATCTCCCGCAAGGGACTCGATCGCCCGGACGGGTTGGCGGGGAAAGACGTATTTGTCACTCGTGCGATATCGGTACGAACCCCGGAAGATGTCCCCAAAGTGGTTGTTGAGCGGGTCGTTGTACGCGGACGAGAGCTGGATCCCATCCGGCGGTATGATGACCACATCGGTCAGGTCGAGCACCTGGCCCGTCGTGAGATTCTCGAATTCGTACCCCCAATCGGGGATCTCCAGCATCTCGATGATGGGGTTGGATGTGCTGAGATTCGGGTCCACGGCTCGGAAAATCAGGTCCGAGAGGGCACCAACCGGCTCGAACTGGACGTTCTTCATGATCTCGAAGGAGAACGCGAAAACGTCCGTCAACGTGGCGACATTCTCACCACGGAGCCAGATGTCCACCAGACCGCCTGTGTGCTTCCCTGTGGCGGGATTGAGGTCCCGCAACATGAGAGGGTGCCCGGCATCGACGACGTTCACCTGGAGCACGCCAGGGACGCCTGCCGCTGTCTGCGTATACCCCCGGTATGTCCCGGTATCGACAGAGGAGAGCACCCCATCGGCACGAGTAGCGAGTTGGCGGTTCGTCTCGTTGTTGGTGCCGCCGTAGGTCCACGCTTCGTTGGTGGCCAGGACGCCGGAAGGGCCATTGGTGAAACCTTTGATCGCCCCGGTTCCGACATTACCCGCTGTCCCCGGAGCATCCGCTTGGATGAAGAGGCGGGTCGAGTACCGGCCTGTGGAGGGGCTGTACGAGATACCAGCCCCTCCCGTACCGATCCGTCCAGCGGAGATCGTCCGGAAATTCACTGATCCGGCCGGAGCACTCGTTCCGATGGGGATGACTTTCGTGGATGTCGGCCGCGTCGTCATGTATGCGGTGACTTCTCCGCGAGCCCGCTTTCCGGGCTCCCGAGTGACACCACGACGGTTGGCAAGATGATCGAACGTGGAGTCGATCATCGCTTGCACATCAGCATCACCATTCAGGAAAAAGGCGTGCTTCAAAGCAATCTTGTAGGCAGACTGATTGACCGGGATTGAAAGCCCTGTATAGCCAGGGTCGTCAATCTCTAGGAGGGTGGCAAAGGACTGTGCCCGGTGGACGAAGTCGACGATGAACCGGATCCGCTCCGCCTCGGAAGTGAAAGGATCGAGGAACACATCCCGGGTCGTCGAGCCGGGCTTCACGTCGATAGTCGGCTGCGACCGCTGGATGGAAAGCACCGTATCCCGAAGGATCTGTTGCCGGGTCACCTGTGGGAACGTCCCGATCGTCGGCGTGACTATCAAAGGGGAACCCGAGACTTCAGGGGAGAACTCCGATTCGTACTCTTCGCCTAGAATGTCGTATACCGCTGTCACGACATAGTAAATCGGGTCTGTCGCAGCGATAGCATTGAAATCCGCATTTGGGACGGCCGGGTTGACGGAGGAGTTGGTGTTCGCCAGCCGGTCGTGGGTGAACGAAAATCTCTGGGTCGTTCGGACAGAGGAGAGGGTGGCTTCGAACCGGAGCTGGGTGACGATCTCCGAAACGATCACACTCTCGTTGAAATCGGCCTGGACGATGTTGCCCAGGCGGTCCGTCTGGTTCCCTATGACATTGAACAAGAGCGGATCGGCAGCAGGACTCCCATCGGGATTCGTCGCTACGGTCGAATCGACCGAGAGGTTATTCAGGGTATCGACAACCTCGGTCGTATCTCCCGTAAGTACCAGTTTCGGGTTTATGCGGTAGTACCCTACGGAGCCCCCGCCTGGGGAAGTCGAACCGTAGAAGTTGTACCCGGTGATGCGATCATCGGCGAGCCCCTCGACACTGATCTTCACGGTCCGGTCAAACCGTTCGATCCAAATCCCGGAAGGAGCAATTGCATCAGCCTGGACATCGCGTTCTAGCGAGAGCCGGGCCGTCACTATGCCCGGCGGGGTAGCCTGGCCGTTCGTCAGGATGGACTTCGCCTGGATGAGATTGTCGCCGGGGAAAAGCCGGAGCCCGTCGGGGTAAGCGGACGGGTTGGGGATCGTGAATTCAGCCCCCTCAAAAACCACAAGGTCGGGATCGGAAGTGAAACCCGCACCACGAATTGAAACCTGGACATCTACGGTGCTGGGATCGATGGAGCCCGTGAAGAACTTGACGAAGCTGTCCGTCGAGAGGATCTGGTTGTCCCGGTACACGCCGTCCAGGCCCATGAACTTGGGTGCGAGGGTAGCCATAATCAGGTTCCACCTGTGAGGAGAGATCGTGTCGGGTCTGCAAAGATGTTCTGTGAGATCCCCGATCGATTCCCATCCAAAATCAGACCATTACTCCCCATCAGAGCTACGACCCCCGGAACTGTGAACACGATCGACAACTCAATCGGCTCATTCGAGGCATTCTGCACTATGACATCTACAAGAAACGTCGTGGGATCCTGCGAATGAGGGGAAGTACGAACAGACAGGACAGAGTAGAGACGCTCCTTGAACGTGACCTGTTGGTAAGTCCCCTGGGATTGTTGGAGTGCCTGGAATTTCGCGAGGGCCTGCCGGACATCTTCGCTGATTAGGGTCGCAACTCCGCCGAGCGCCTTGGACCCTATGCGGGAACGGATGAGTGTGCCGTACCATGGGTGGTAGGCGTTGCTCCCCCGGTCGGTCAGGAGAACCTTGAGGCACGCCTGGTAGAGCAGATTCTCGTTCTCGATGAGAATGCCCTGCCCGGCCTCATCGAACCGGAAATCATTCTCGACATAAGAACCCCCACAGCGCAAGCACCTGTGGGGAGGGACAGAATAGGTCACCTTGAAGATCGGACTCGCCCGGACAGGCTGCTGAAAACGCGGAAACCTGTTGGTGATTGTATCAGGGCGTTGGTATAGACCCCACGGGGGGTAAATCTGACGGCCTTGGGCTCTCCACTGGTAGCCATTCTCAGGTGTCCCGAAACCCAAAGCCCCCGCCGCTGTTCCGGTGACCTTGACGAAAGAGTCGGCCCCGACTTGTGATGTTTCGGCAAGCAGAAGGTGTCCGTTGGATTGACTGACCTGAGCGACGTTGAAGTTCTGCCGGAGCATTTCCGTGACGGTTTGATCTGCACTGAACCGAGCGGTCCCCGCTACAGGGAAAACAACCGTCTGAGACCCTAGGGGGGTTTCCACGGTCAGGAGATTTTCGTTTTCGATCACGTCGAAGGGGCCGGATTGCGTCCCGAAGAGCGTTGCCGGGGTGTACAGCCCGCTTTGAGGCACGTACAACTCGTTATTGACCATGATCCTGACGGTGTTGGCCGAAGCCACAGGCTGCCGACAGGCCAGCGATTGACGATCCGCCCCTAACCGCACCACCTCTTCGAGGGTGGCGTGTGGACAGGGCCAGGCAATTTGAAAATCCCTAGACACGTTTCTTCCACGACCTCATCAGGGGTTGGTATAGGAAAGCCACCGCCTAGCAGCCAAGCGGAAACCTGTCCTCTGATGGCACGGTTGGGAAAGTGAAGGACAGAAAACCGATCTGAGTGCTGTCCTTGAAACTCTGCTCCGCATTATCTTGCTCGAAGATGAGGTCCTGGATATCCGCCACGAGGCTCTGCACACGAAGTCCCGTGGAGAACCTGTCTTCGTCAAAAGCCCCCACCCCAGAGAGCGTGCCACCAAAGGCTTGCACCATGATTTCATCCCGTTCGGTCTCAAGCTGTTCCCGGAGATCACAGAGCTTGATGATCTGCCACTCGATGTTCTGAAGCCGCTCCTTGATTATCTGGTTTGCCCACCCCCTCATGGCGTGCATATGCCGGACGATGCTATCGCTGTCGAAGCCTCCTCGGTCCCGCCGCCCATTCTGCCGGGCCGGGTAATACCTGTCCGTCCTGAGCCAACCCCCCTCGTACGACTCATACCCCGTCCCCCCCGGCTTCCCTCCCGGGCTAGTGGTATCGACTGATCGAGGGGCGACCACGCCTCCATAAGGGTACTGCTCGGCTAGGATCGGGTTGCCTTGTGCATCCGTAGAGACGATCTCCGTAGCGTCGGGGTACATGAACGGTGAAATATCTAGGGGGTTTCCACCATTTGCGATGTAGGCTTGGCAGAGCCGGGCCAAACTAGAGCCCGCTGTCACCGCGAAGCCCGAGCGTTGCTCTGTCGCCCGGTTCTCTCCGTCGATCTCTTGGATGAGATAGGACACCTTAACGTACCCGATCCGGCGTAACTCAGCGGTAATCGTATTCATCTGGAGAACTACGTCTCGACGGTTACGAAGTAGCCAGCTTGAGTAAGCCCGAAAGTACCCAGTCGGCCACACGGCCATCTTCGCGAAAGTCGACATCAGAGCACATCCGGTTCGTCAGTTGTGGGCGCAGTAGGAGCCGGGAGGTTCTCGACCCCCATGAGAGTTTCACCTACGGGCTGCTCCCCCATCGTGGCCCCTGGGACAACGGGGTCGTCGCTCCTGACAAAGAAGTTCAGGAGGAAGTCAATGGGAGCCCCGGGAATCAAAGGCATCACTGCGGCAACGCCCGCCCCATAGGCTAGGGGACTATCGTAGGGTTTGTTCCCTGCTGTGACGAAATCACTGAGAACTCCGTCAGTCCCGTTGGAGAGGAGCAACAAGGCCGAGCACGAGGGGATCTGGAAGACAAACCCGAGAATCGACTGGATGAGGGCATTGATCCGCCGGATGAGCTGCTGAAGCTCGACGAGACGGGACTCCAGGAACTCGATGTACTTGATGATCTGATCAATAACGCCCTTGAGAGCCTCTGCGATGCCTTCAAGCCAGCGCAGGAGGGTATCGAAAATCCCTTCGAGGCCCGGGAAAGAAGCGAGAAAACGGACACTCACCCACTGCCCCGGACCGAGGTTTTTGGCCGCAGAAGCGGCGATCCCTAGAGCCAAGGCGGCCTGCCCGAAGATACGGTTACCCTCGGCTTTGGAGAAAATGTCCCGGCAGAAGACCATCCCCACATTGGATCCCGGAAGGGTGCTGGTGCCGCTCATGCTCTGCATCTGACTCTTGTCGGAGTAGAACACCGGAGCCATGTCCCCGGACCCATCCTTGCGACCCCTCTGGATGACCTGGGTCACCCCATCGTAGAAATCGTCCGGCACTTCGAGTTTTCCGTCATTCCTCACAAACTGCGCGTAAAACTGCTGCATGAAATAGTCGCCCGAGGACAACAACTTCACAGTCTCCGCCGCCGAGGAAGTCGAACGCACGACTGGGACATCCCCCCCGAGCTGAGTCACGATGAAATGCGGAGACCTCCCACGGATGAGCCCATCGACGAAGAAAAGCTCGTTGGTCGTGGGTTCCGTCACCCCTATGCAATAAGGGTTTAGGGCAACCCCGTAATCATCGGCTTCGGCATGAGCATCGGACTCTTCGGCGTGGACGTCGATGGACTCCAGGATCGTCATATCCGTACCGGCCCACCAGTTCGCGATGCCTGTTTCACCAGCCTCCTTGAGCAATTGCTTCCAAGTGACGTTCCGAAGGGCCCCCGTTTGTTCTACCACCCGAGCTTCGATATCCGGCATCGGCCCGGTCCTCTCGTACAGATCGAGCACCAGCCTGTGGATTCGGTTTCGGAGGCTCACCCGGAAGTCTCTCGGGTTTTCACCCCGGCGCTTGGATTCGGTTACGATATCTGTTTCGATGTAGAGAAGTCGGATCAGGGACTTCAACCCCTCAAGTCCTGTTCTCTGGAGAGCCACCCCCGGAATCATCAACTGGCCTTCTTCGGCCAGCTTCTTCTGCGAGTCGGGTACTTCCGTCAGTTCGTCGAGTACCGGCATGTCAGCCCGGCTCAGAACGAGAACCGCCAGGGCCGTCTCGACGGCTTTCAGGTACTCCGCCGTGTCCACAGACGGGAATGTGACCTTGAAGGGCTGAGAGAAGGCACTGGTGTTCTCGGCTCCCCGCAAAGGAACCTGTACAGGCATCCCGGCATCCCGCATGGGAGCGTAGGAAAACAGGTCGTACTTGAATGACCTGTTTTTGATGACATCCTCTGTGCAAGAGGCGATGCGGACGTAGAAAGTCGATGCGGGGCCACGATCTACGAGTGCGACAGTCCCATCCGAATTTGTCTGCACGTCCGCGATGTGCGGCATCTGATCATATTCAAGTGCGTAGGTATACCCCCCAGACATCCAGTCGAGGACTCTCGCGAAGGATTCCACCCAGAAAGTCCGCTGGAAAAGGTAGACATCTCCCTGTTTGATGAGATCCAAGGGAATGACTTCGTTATCCGGGCTGAGACCGTAGATCCTCGTGAAACCTGGGGCGAGGGTGTCTCCCTTGAGGGGTTTGTTATAGGTGAAAGCCCAGTCCCATAGGATCATGTCCGCCCCACCATGCAAGATGGCGGGCCGTCCGCTATCTAGCTCTAGCACGGGGCCATAATCGCGGGGCTGCATCTTCTTGCTTGGGGCCGCGTGACTCGAAGCGTCACCCCGATTTTTGTCCGGGCGGTCGTAGACGAGCCTGATACCCTCAGGCAACGTCGAAACCGTAACGAGGAATCCACCAGGAGGAAATGGCGGGGTCGGGAGGTACTCCGAGACGACTGTGTTGGGAGTGAGTTGCCATGCAACCTCGGCTACGTCCGGTGGGGTACCATCCCGGAAAACCGCTACGAGGCTATCGTAAGCCGCCGTGTAGGCCCCCGTAAAACCCGTACCACCCGCGAAACCGTACTTCACTCCGGTGATAGCGGGAGTGGGTGGGCCGCCGCCGAGCGTGAAGGTCTGATTGAAGAACTTGAGGATCTTCTTGATCGTCTCGATCAACCGCTGGATTTCGGTGAAATCGGCAGAAACATAGAAAAACGCGGCCAGGGTCTTGATTTGCCCGGATGTGTCGGGACGAGTTGGGTCCGTCCTATCGGTGAGCTTGCCGATCATGCGGCGCTCGAAGTCGGCATAGCCCCCAATCAAATCTGGATATGGTGGTGTGAGTAGGGGGTAATCGCTTGTTAGGTATGCGCCTATCTTGCGGAGGGCATCGATGAGCGCCCGGATCTGGGCAAGGATCGCCTCGACAATGGCTTTGATGGGGTCGAGGAACGCGATCAGGAAGGACTTGACGAACCGGAGAACCGTTAGCCCGATGTCGAGGAATGTGATCAGGATTTCCGCGACCGAGTTGATCGCCGCAGCAATGTCCTTAATGAAATCAGGGATCTCGAACTTGAGGGTGGCCCAGTCACCCACTGCGGGATCAATTGGGGCGGGAAGTGGGAAAGCCATTAGCGGCCCCCTCCTCGTTTCATGCGGTTGACCTGGAGTTTCAGTTCGAGGATTTTCTCACGATCAGCTTCGGCGGCCCCGCTCAAGATGTCACGGAGCTGGGTCAAACCCTCTACGATTTCGTGGAATCTCTCAGACCCGGCTTTGTGCTCCTCAACCCCATCCCATTTTCCAACATCAAGTCCGAGGGCCTTGATTTTCGCTTCGATCTCTTCCGGGGTCATGTTTCCACCTTGCTCATGGAGTCTTCGAGTAACAGCAATGCTTCCTGCTGGGCGAGTCTCTCGGGAAGCTCCGTGTCGAACCTCTCTATTGCCGCCAGCGTCCCGAGGAGCCTGTGGACCCTGTAGGCCAGCCAGACGTACCGGAGGGGCCTGAACTTGTCCGTCTGGTCGAGCACCAGATTCACCCTGTCGGGCAGCACCGGAAGCACCGACGCACCACCCCCTGTGGTGTCCGTATAGGCCGTGTAAGGCGTGTCCCCCGGAACGACCTTTTTCATCGAGACACCGTCGCCCGCCGAAGTGAGACTGTCCAACCGACGATCGAGCACCCAGAAGCGCCGGTCCAGGAGCGACAGGCCGTCCGAGAAGTTGGAGAAGGGGGTCACCCCTAGCCGCCCGACGATGTTCTGCACGATGAGATTCGAGAATACCCCGAGCCCAAGTTCGGAATCGGTGGGGTCACAAAGCTCGTCGATGTGCTCGTCCCGCTGGAAGATGTAGTAAGCCCCGTTCCGGCGTCCTCGCATCGGCCCCCGGAAAAGTTCGATGAGAGATAACATCCTCTCTCGCATCGTGAGCGCAAGGTCGACCGCCTCGTCACTGAACAGGCTGGATGGCCGAATGATCGTGTACGAGAAGGGGCGGAGAGAATACGAATTCCCCTCGAACGATTTGGTTGTGGCGTCGCGAGCCTTTGTCGGACGTAGATCCGCCTGACCCTCGACTCGGTTCCCTACCCCCGGATCCGGCGTCACGTAAGGCGGCTGGTTGAGCGCCGACTCGTGGATGGTCGGGTACACCGTGTATCCGAAAACCGCCCGTGTGGCCGTATCCTCCGGGAAAACGATCGGGGTGTTTGCTGCTCCGGCAAACGTCGAGACACCTGTCACTTCGAGACGAGGAGTTCCCTGGTTATCCACAACCGCTGTGACCCGGTAGAAACCCCGGTTGTCATCGTAGATGCTCGGCCCCCCTGCGGTGTAGGCCGCCCCCCGATCGACAATCCCCAGGTCCCCGAAAGGCCGGATGCCCCGCTCTTGCGGCGACGGTAGACCCCCGTCCAACGGAATGCGCCCAGCGGGGTCGATGAGAACGATGTCATCCCTCCGAACCCCAAGAGCCGAGAAGGTCTTGCCCGAAGAACCGTCGGCGTTCAGATCATCGTAGAGCCTGTTGGCGACATCCCCGAAGGCTTGCCCCGTCAGGATCTCGGGAACGTAGCCGCCTTTATCGGTGGTGTAGTCCGCGAAAGTCCTGGTTACCCGCCTACTTGTGATGAGATCAAGGAGTTGCTCGCAGGACTGCTCATGGGGCACAGGAGCCTGACGGAGGAAAACCTCGAAGCGCATCCCCACATAGTCCGCCGGATTTGTGTGATTCGAAAGTCCCGGGGGGGTCAGTAGAACTTTGCTTTCGCTGACGACGGAGACAACTTCACCTTCCTCGAACAAGTCACCGTTTTCGTCCAGCACACGGAAGCGGTCTCCGGGGTTAATCCCTACGTCTTTGTCCTCGAAGTCCCCGAGGTTCGTACCCGTGTTTTCACTCCCGTCGTTCCACACGTCGGGGGCCTTGGGGGCTCCGACAGGCTTGGTGGTCTCCCAATCCATGACGAAACTCAGGGCCGTGACCTCGCAGAATTGCTTGATGTCCATGACAGGAGGCGCACTGATGCGCCCCCGACGGATCTCGTAGGCGTACTGGAGCGGCCGGAGACTTCCGTGGAGGATGTCGTTGACTTCGTGGAATCGACGAATCCTCCGAACCTCGAACTTCACAGGTTCCGGGGTCGTTCGAGCCACTGCCCCGGTCCCGAGATACGAGTTGTAGTCCCGCATCCCGATCTCCCGCTCCCGGTCAGGAAGTGGTGCTGGGTTGGGGAGGCTGTGCCCGGCATCTACTACATGGGGCTGGGCCGCCCCGAGGTTCGTCGTGGAACGGGGGAACGAGGGCTCTAGGAAGAACCCTGCTTGTACCCGGAACGTCAGGGACAAGTCCGTCCAGGGCAGGATACACTGGACGCCCGCTCCGAGCTGCCAGGTGGCAGGGGACGGGCCTGTCTCAGCGGGGAAAGCCCCTGAGTTGTCGTACCGGATTTGGGTCGGGTTCAGATAGGTGATGGGGCCGAAGAGACCGTTTTGTCCGGCCACCGTCGCCCCGGCCACCGTGATAGACAGCCCGGTCATCCAAGGCAGGAAAACTGCCGTCGTGCTCGTCAGGACCACCGTGTCCGGCCCGACCGTTGCGGTGATATCGTTCACCGCCCCTGTCGGTCCGAAGCGGTGGGGGTTGTTCAGGGTCTCCCAGAGTGGTGCCTCAAGGTTGAGGTACATGGTCCGAGGGACGTTCTCGTAGATCGGGTCATCTGCCGCAGGGAAAATGTAGGGCGGAACCGGCACCGGAGCCGGAGCTTGAACCCCGAGGTGGCCCGCCGCCGGAGCCGCACTGGCTTCGATCTCGCCCGCCGCTGCCGTGAGCTGCGGCCACACGAGCAAAAAAGTCCCGGCCGTCGCAGGGAGGGCCGGAGCTGCCGGGTTTGCATAGGTGACCTGGGTCGCACTGACCCATGTGATCGGCCCGAACTCACCGTCCTGGTCAGCCACATCCGCCCCGGAGATCCGGATGTAGTAGCCCGTCATCCATGGCTCGAAGGTGGGGTTTGTGCTCGTCAGCGTTGCCGCACCGCCCGCCGTGATGCCGGTGATATCGAATGCGGCCGAGGCCCTGAGAGGGACCGCCATCGTGAGAGCCGTGAAGCCCAAGGAAGCGGCGGCGTCCTGATAGCCCGACACACTCGGGTCGTCAGGGAAAGCCCCACCCCGAACCGAGACAGGCATCTCCGTCATTCCGGAGACCATCATGTCAGGCTCGATGAGGGCTGTGGCCTGTGCTGCGGTTGCGGTGGTGTTGTCCGCGTACCGGAACGTGGTCGTGTCAATCGCGATCGAGACAGTTTCCGCCCCCACGGTGACCGCTGTGAAATCGACGCTGAGTGCCCCCTCCCGATAGTCCGCCAGGACGGAACCGAGGAGCCCTGGAGAGGAGATAACGATGTAGAGGCGAGACGCCCCCCAGGTGAAGGCCGTCCACTCCAGACCCACCACGAGATTTGCCGTCGTAGCGGAAGTGTCCGTGTAGGAGATCACCTTCGGGAATTTCTCGGGGAGCCAGCCACCATGCCGCCATTCCCCGTCGAAGTAGTCGCCGTCTTCCCCCACGCCCGCCGTGGTGTCCCCGGCGGAAGCCTCGAAGTATTGCTGGCCCGGGGTCGCTGCCGCAGCGTACCGCACGAGATAAGTCCCCGCCTTGGTAGTAGCCAGATCGGCTCCGGCGTTCGCCTCCTTGATGATCGCGATGTCCCCCGGCAAGACATTCGAGATGGCTCCGGCAGTCGTGGTGATGCTCCGAATGCGGTTGTCGTACTCGGCTGCCCCCGTGATCCCGGAATACTGACTCGCGGTGACTCCCGTTCCTTGAAGGATGGTCGAGCCATCTTCCTCGTCCGGGCATGATGGGACGGCGGCGAACCGCACGCCCGACAAAGGCTGCCCGCCGACTTCGATCGGGACGTTGCCCCACGCCTCCATGGCCGGGACTTTGAGGGTTCCTTTCTCCGGGGTCGCTGCGTTGGGCCGGTTCGTCCAGGTGCCCCCCGCGTCTTCTGGGCCGATGGCGGTCGAACGCTGAACGAAAGTGAACGGGACCGGAGTTGGGCCGCCGTTCGACGATGCGTTGATGGTCGAAAACTGCCCGGCACAAGTGACTTCGTGGACGACAAGGCTCGTCTCCAAGTCAAGCCCGGAAACGGAGTGGGTTGTCCCCCGTTTCTTGGCAAGCTGGAGGTCGAGCACCTCGACGAAAGAGAGCCGATCGTCTGCGACGTAGGCCGTATCCGACTTCGCCGCAGCATCCGTGTGGGTGTCCACGGAAACGGAAAACTCGAAGCCGTAGAGAGTGCTTTTGACGCCCGGAACAGAAGCGTTGTAGGGGATGATCCAGGTGGACTCCAGCCCTGCCGGAGCGTTCAGCGGGATAGCCCCGACGATCGCTAGGTGGATCTGCCGATTCAAATCCACTTGAGGATTGGTAGCTCCGAAGTGAGTCCCGAAGACCGGGGGTGCGGTCATGATGAACGGTCCGGTGACCGCCCCCGCGTAGTCCGTCACCGTCAGGTTGAGACCCTGGATGTCCAGCTTGAGAACCACTGTCCCACCGCCCGGCGACGGGGCCGGAATTGCGATGTTCGGGTCGGCTCGGGCCAGGATCTCGATGGTGATCCGGTTCGTGGCGCTCGCTGCCCAGATGTCGTTTAGGTTCCCTGTGCCGAGGGTAAACCCATCATTCAGAGTGATGTCCAGCGACGAGAAGTCGAGGTAGGTCAGGCCAGTGCCCGAGTCCTCGGTGATGTAGACGCCATCCGGAGGAGCCACTTGCGGGTCCGGCGGATAGGGCGGGTTGAGGAACACCTGGGCGTTTTCCAACACGTACCGGATAGGAGAGCCCGTTTGGTTGGTTGGGCCGAGGGCCGGGGTCGTCTGCGTGATAAACCGAGGCGGCTCGATGATGCTGCCGTAGACGTTGGTGTCGAGCTTCCGGGACTCCGCAGCCCCGACGCTGAGAATGCCCTGAGCACCCACCGGGATGTGCGTCCCGAGGTCATCCACCTGGACGAGGAGAAGATCGTGACCCCCGACGTTGCCGATGCCGGGTTCGTCCGCCAGAGGGTGGGCGAGGGTCTTCGGCTCGACATCCTGTGCGGTGATCAGAGTGCCAGGCTCCTTCTCCGCTACGCCCCAAGGGGTGACCTGATCGACCGTCTCTCCGTCGTGTGCCGAAACCTCGTCCGGGTAGATGAAGAGAGTTCCGGCCGCGTTCAGGGCGGCCAAGATACCTGCTGCCGAGACATCTACCTCGTCGAACCTGTCAAGCTCGGTGAGCCCCGTCTTGAGGTAGGGGATACGTTGATCGCCTGAATCGTCGAACTCCCCGCCGGTCAGGGCTGGGATTTCGAGGGGATTCTGCGCCGTGTAGGCGAAATCGACCGGCCCCTCCAACGGGTAGAGCGGTTTCGGTGGGTTCTGCCCGAGGATCTCCTTGATGCCAAGGAAGAACGGGTCGTACCAAGAGGGCCACGTCTTGTCGATGATCTGCCCGTTGGAGATCACGTCGAGGTCGTAGCCCTCCCGGTAGCCAGGAAGCACCTTGACAAGCTCGGCTAGGGTTGCTGCATCGGGAGGGTCCGTCGGGGCCGTGGAGACTCCCCCAGGCGGTCCGACATAGATCGTGTCCCCCTGCTCGATGGGGAAGTATTGTGCAGGGATACCCTCATCCGGAGCGGTTCCGACGAGAAGGTTCAGCGGGCTCGTGACAGGATTCCCAAGGTCGTCTTGGAACCGGATGACGCACCCGTACTGGACATCTCTGATGAAAACGCCCACCAATCCAAGCGTGCCGTGGACGTCGATCAATCGGCTGATGAATGCCTGGTAGGTTTTTCCATCCGGCTGCCCCCAGGCAACCTGTTGGCCACCTTCGAACTTCGGGATTGCCATGCTGGGATCGCCAGATGTGAGGCTGGCGATCGAACCCTCGGGGTACGCATCGAAGAACTGGGAGATGTCCGGGTATCCCGTCTCCGGGTCGATGGGCAGATCCCGGAGCATGAGAGGCGTCGCAACCAGACAAGGCCCTGTGATCGATGTCGCCCCTCCTGGAAATGCGCCCGCCGCAACCCAGTTGTCTACGACGCTCTGGGGAATGCCGTCAGGGAAGTACCCCCAGATACGTGCCCGTGGGAGCCTGTCCGAGAGGATGGCCTTACTGACTTGCTCGATGTTCCCAAGGACCGGATTTTGAAGCTGCCCGATCGGCTTGCCGTAGGTTTGGGCGTTCTCGTCCCCAAACATCCGGCCCCAAGTGTAGACGCCGGGATCCCCTGAGTCCGTATCAGCCCCGACGCCGGGGTAAGTGAAGAAGAATGCCTTGGTGCGCTGTGGGAACAGCCGGGAGAAGCGGTGAGGGTCGGCCATCCGCTGATACCGCCCCGTGGCCGTGAAGTAGAAGAACCAATGGAACTGCGTGTCCGAAATCCCGGTCAGGAGCCTGTCATCGACGTCATTGGCGGCGATCCACTTCTGCCGTTGCATGAGTTTGTCGAGATGGTACGGGTTAGGGAAAGACCCTTCGAGCACCTTGTTGTCCAAGGTAGCGGTCGAGGGCTCGACGATGTGATCCGATTCCAACACCCAAATGCTCGTCAACGGAGCACGAGCCTCTTGGAAGACCTGATTCCACAAGAGCCTCGGATTCAGGAGCCCGGTGATCGTGTCCTCGTAGCCGGGGGGCGTGTAGTCCTTTCCGCGCCCAACCCAGAAGCGGAACTTACCGTCCCGGTCGCCAATGAGACCACCCGAGATCGTTTCGAGTACCTGCTCGAAGCCGATGACGGTGGTGTTGTAGAAGCTCAGGAAAGACCGAGCGGCCCTGTCCTTGTCCGCCAGGTGCCGACGCTCGCCTAGAAGCCCTATGTTGCCCTGCTGCCAGTTCAACGTCCCGCCGGAGGTCGTCACGACAGGGCCGCCCGCAGGCTGCTTGCTGGTGATCTCTTTCTGGGCCTCCTGCGCGGCCTCCCCAATGAATTGCGGCATGGGGACCGCCCGGAAATAGAAAGCGTCCGGATGGCTGAACGTGTACGTCGCCGTGAGTTGGCCGCCTTCGAGGCCGTTCTGGGCACTCGGGATCGTGGTGTAGAGATAGTCGGCGTGATACCTCGGGAACAGGAGCGCCCCGTCCTGGTAGAAGGGCTGCATGATCCGTCGCCGGGTGAACGCCAGAAGGAGCCGCTGTGTGCCCCCCAGTGCCGCCTGGCCTGGATCGATGAGCTTGATTAACCCGGAATCCGGGTCAATGTTGTACTCGATGTCCGGGATGAGTGATCGTCCCGGCTTCTCCAGCCCAGTGCTCGTCGTTTCCCCGAATAGGATCAAATCGACAGGTTCCGTGCCCAGAAATGGCCCAACGCCCAAGAAATCCCGCGACGATGGTGGGTAAACCGGCCGCACGGAGAGTTTCACCGTCGGCTGGCCCCCAGTTATGAAACCTGCATTGAACGGGGAAGCCACCGTGATCTTGGTACGGCTACCGTCCTCATTGATGTCGACCTGAATGATGGTGAGTGGGTAGCCGCCGATCTCGATGATGTGCCCAGGCACGGCAAACCGCGTGAGGTTGCCGTGGAACGTGATTTTCGTCTGCCCCTTGGTCACCGGCTCGAATGGGAAATCTCCGAGATCGATGGTTTGCATGAAACCAGCGGGGGCTGTCGTCGGAACAGGCGTCGTTCCGTCCGGGTCGACAACCGTGGTGATCGGAATACCCGTGATGACTGAAATCGAGTCGTTGCCAGGTGATCGACTACCGACTTCCCGAGTTGTCGAGGGGAAAATGAGAACAGCGGTGATGTCCCCGGCTGCATGGCCGTCGTCGATCCTCGGGGGGTAGTATTTTGTGCCCCGTACATAGAAACAGTCGCTTCCGACCCGCAACATCTGCCCGACCTGGAATTCCGCGACGCGATTGCCACGAAGACCGAACTGATCCTGAGCCGCCGTAATGTAGAAAGGCGGCCGGTAGACAGGTTTTGTACTCGTTTCGTATGAGGACTCACCCCCTAGGGCCTCGTAGACCGCATAGGAGACTGTGATTTCGATGTAGTCCGCGATACCCCGGGAAAAAGTAAGTTGCCCCTGCCCATTCAGGTGCTCCGGGTACTCCAGCACGTAATCGGGTACTCCCCCAAAATTTTGCTGCATTGGGCCGATGTAGACGATCGGTTCAATGGTCTGATCCACCGTGCGAAGAGCGGAGTTGAACAGGTACACATTGGATGGCGTCGTCTGTTTGACCGCCACCTCATTCTGAACAAAGACGGGCAAAAACTCGGTGATCTGATCTCCGAGCTTCCGGCCATCCGTAGTGGCCTGGAAATAGTCCATCTCGACCGTCTGACCGGTCTGGATCGGGGTGTTGAATGTGACCGAGCCGATAGTAGGGGCAATTGCTACGTCCTTACGCTCCTCCGTGATCATCTGTTCGACGAGGTAGACTTCCTCCCCCTCGTGAGCAGTCATGTCCGCCTGGCTGAAATTGAGGTCGCCCGTCAGGGTATCGAACTCCACCGTCCCGGTCGTGACCGCAGAGGCCGCCTGGAATAGCTCGACGTACCAGACCACCGAACCCGCATAAGTCGAGAGGAGCGGGCTCCCGAACTTCACGCTGCCCTTGGGGACGCTCTCCCCGTCGATGACTGCATCCTGGGTCAGGTATTCCACCCCGTCTCCGGGGTCAGGAGAGAATGTCGTGACCCCCGTGAGGGTGATCGGCGGGCTTGTTTGAGGAACCGACGTAGACCCTATACGGAGTTTGAATGCCCCCGCATCGACCCGAGCGTTGTCAGACAAAATGAGGGCGTTGTTGGCGATCGTGCCCAGTTGGCTCTGGGCAAGCTCGACTAGAGATGCCGTGTTCTCCGTTGTGGCCTCTTCGAGCTTGAACCGGATCGAGATCGGTCGTCCGCTGGTCAGCATCGCTTCGGTGCTGGGGATCCGAAGACGAGGCGTCTCCGAAACCGGCGTCGTCCCGAGAGGGGTCAAGACGCGGATCTTGAAAGGCTCGCTAGAGAGGTGGTCGAACTCCTGGTAAACCGCATCGGCGACGAGAGCCGGGTCGTACTGATCCGCCGTGTAGCCTTTGTAGACCTCCCATGGCATCGGCCGTTCCGAGGAAAACAGGAACGCGGGCTCGACGATGAGGTTGTTGTCGTCCGTGACCGATTTGACCGTGTATGAACCCCGAGCATCCCCCGTGGACAGCTTAAGCCGGTATCCGTCCTGGACAGGGTTATCGCCCGCCACGAATTGGGCGGAAGGATCATTGAAAACCGTGGATCCTTCCGTGAACGTGCCCAGAGAACCGTAGCTGCTCAGATTCCCGAACCGCTCGATGAGGATGGCTTCCCCTGTCAGACCGTCCTGGGGAAGCACGTAATCAGTCTCGGGGTCGAGGAGACTGAAACTACCCCCCTCCGGGGCCGAGTACAAACCCCCACCGATCCCAGGGGCCCCAAGGAGAGATTCCGACACAATCGAGGATCTTTCGAGCGGGAGGGTGGTAACCGGCTGCTGGACGACTCCGGTGACCGTGTTGTTCTCGACCCAGTTGAACTTGCGCTCCTCGAAGTGGTTTACGATGTCCTCAAAGTGCTCCAAAGGCCGACTGGTGATCTGGACCGCCTCACCCTCGGTGATGACATTCGAGAAATTGAAGAACACGTCCTCGTCGTAGCCCGCAATGTCCTGAAGGGGCACGTTGTCGAGGAACACGAATGGATTAGGTGAAACCTCCTCTTGGAGCACGACATCCTCTAGCCGGGCTACCGCATTGAAGTCCGCCGTCGCATTCGACCTGTTAAGATTCACGGGGCTGCGGAAAACCCCAAAACTGGCCCCGCAATCAGGGAGCCAGTTGACGATCCCGTCAACGGCCCGCCAGCCAGGCAAGAATCCGAGGACCGCAGCTCCGGAGAGATCCTTCTCCCCATCCGTGCCGAAACCGATCTCGACCGAACCCCCAGAAGTCAGGGATTCCAGGAGTACCCGTTCGTTCAGCGCCCGAGCCTTACCCGCATTCAGGACGCTGTTTATGCTGGCGGCGACCTGATCCGCCGTGAAGAAACTCAGGGTCGGGTTGGAGAGCACCAGAGGTGAGGAACTCCAGACCGAATAGACGCCGTCGATAGCGATGTGCAGGGTCTCAGTCCCAGCGAAACGGAAAATCTTGCGGATTTTCGAGAGCAGTTGGGCTTTTGTTGTGTAGTTCGCCGGGGTGACTGTCGCCTGGCTGAAGTACAGGTACTTGCCGTAGACGAGCTTTCGGTCGTCACGGCTGATCTCCACCCGTGATCCCCAGACGCCAGAGGAAAGCCCCACAGCTTCCTTGCAGATGTAGGCGGTGCCGACCGGAATACTCGTGGATGATGGGAGATCATCTTCGGTATCCACAGTCACGATGTTTTGAAGGGCACCTCTCCAGTGGAACAGGAAAGCGTCTCCTGTCCCGTCGGTGACCTGGCGAATCCGTCCCGTTGTCGTGTCCCCCACCGTGTCTCCGCCGGGACGGACACTCGCGGGAACTGTAGGTTGGGCCGGAATCGCCCCCGTCCCATCAGGGGCGTCCAAAATGCCGGATCTGCCTAGCCCTCGCCAGGGGTCACTGCCGAAAATGGTGTCCGGCAGATACGTCGCATTAGGGATGTAGAGCTTGTTGCCCAGTGTCACAAGAACCGGAACCCCGGCATCGTCGAGCAACGCGGTCGATGCCCTTGTCGGCTGCGGGATGTGGTTGAGGGCAATCCCATTGTAGATGACGGCTGCCCCGAGGAACTGTTTGTCGAAGAAGGTGCTCTTGGGATCGGACTTCGCGATGTCCGCCGAACTCAAACGCAACCACCCCGTCGAGAGGGAGACGATGACCGTCCCCTCCTGTGGGGGAGGAAGGGAGTCCGCTGCTGCGTCGGATTCCGCGAGGGTGACCAAAAGGGGTCTCCGGGAGCCCAGCGTGATGAACGGATAGTCGGAAGGTCCCGGGATGGGGGAGATGAACCGGGGGTTCACATCGGCGTGGTAAAGATCGCCGACAATGCCCGTGGCATCCGCAACAAACCCTTGGTAGCTGTACCAGATCGTTTGCCCTGCGTTCAGCCGGATGTAGCTCGGATTGAAAACCAAGAGGCCGTTGGTCTGGCCGACGACTGCGGAGACGAGAGGGTCTGTGGAGAAATCGAAGCCTTCCACGTCGGCGTCGGCCTTGACCCGAACACCGGAGAAGGTCCCGTCGGGGGCGACGGGGAGGCTGGTCGCCCCCGGAGTCGTGCCCAACCGGATCATGGCGTAGGCATCGGGCGTAAAAGCGTTGCCCGGCAGGTAGGCGTTGATGGGTAGGTTCGCGAACCTGGGGGTGAGTTGGTAGGTCGTGTCGAAGGCGAGAGGGCCGAGATCCTGGGGTGGGCCACCTTTGTAGGGCTCCCAGCGTTGCTTCTGACCGTTCCAACCGAACCGTTTCTCGTAGCGGTCATTCCTCGTCCACCAGAAGCGAGCCGGGGATACGGTGTAGATGACCTCGACGATACGGTCGCCCCGGTCCTCGGAGAGGCCCCCGTCGAGAGTTGCTAGCTGGCCCGCCGTCAGCCGGGCGATACCCGCCGAAGCCGTCTGATTAGCGGGTGCAATGTCGAAAACGAGGTAAGGGAGATCCCCGTCACGGGTGCTAGTGATCGGGTCGTCCGGATCGCCCCAACCATCGTCGTCATAATCCACGTCCCCACGGGCAACTACAAGGCGGTAAATGATGCCGATGCTCCGGTTTCCCT